CCCGCTTGCAAACTTGTTTAGCGACTTCAAGGAATACCCCAGCCACTCAAAATCCTTCCTATATGATCTATAAAAGATGTCGCACCCCATGCACATTTTATTACATTATTTGAAATCTTTTGTAAAGATATTCCACATACGGCGACTGCCAATCTTCAACAAATCCATTAAAAACTAAAGTTTCCTATATCCAACACTATTGCCGATAGTGAAAGCTATAGTTGACATTGCACACTTACACTTGCCATGTGTATCGTGTACAATTTGTTTACAATTCCTAGACAGATGTGGACAAATGCAGAGGTTTTGTAGCGTCACGAAATAGGGTATAGCCAAATTAGGGAGTTTAGGGAGTTTAGGGAGTTTATCATTTGGCTTTGCAAGAAAAACTACCCACTATTTCCCTAAAAAATTACTATTCAAAGATGGTGCAAGTCACTTACCACCAATGAGTAGTGCGTAATTAATAGTATTCATGTGTTTACATTCAATAGGAACTATGCCTGTCCTTCTGAAAGGGACAACTTGATTGACTCCTGTTATTCCGATAGGGACAGATTGCCCAAAGGTAATAATTCCAGATTATACCAAATAGGTTATAATTCGCAACAAAAGTCGATTTAATACACCAAATCGAGGGCAATTCGTAACGGATGACGAGTTAAGGCATCAAGTCTGAAACACAAGTCGTGTTTAGAATCATATGCCCACATTCCCCGATAAGGGGATTATCCAAGCGTCTGCTAATCAACCCATGATTCATTTCACAGCACCAATCAAAACAAATCAATGCTAGTTATCAATATCTGATTCTCTTTCTTGTTTTGTTGCTTTTCTTCGATCTCCTTTTTCCAAAATACACATCATCCACATTCAACATCTTTTTAGCCATAACTCTAGCCATTTCACCAATTTTGTCTTTTTGAAACAACAGGGAATAACATACCCCACCAAACTCCAACTCAATCATTTTTCTTTGATCTTCAGTAAGATACCCAAACAACGCTTGCACATTTACTCGCTTCCTTCTTCTGTTTTTATTCTTTGTAGCCCGTTCAATCGCGTGAATTGCACTATGGCAATCCCTGCACAATACCTGCAAATCGCTGATCCGCTCATTCCCACCCCATCCTTTATATGTGAGGTGGTGAACATCATTTCCATCTTTGCCGCACTTGCCACAAATACATCCATAATAATCTAGCGCACCCTGCCGAATCTCCCTCCATAACGGAGACCTCAAATACTCCCTGTGCAACTCCTGCTTAATGGTGAGTCTCATTTAAGCATCCCCCTTTTCACAACGCCATTAATTCTTCTCTTTTGCCTTATAAGCCCCTTATGCCCCTTTGCCATCTTCCAGTATAACCCCCAGTCAACCCACCAAGGATCATCTCCCCTATACCCCCAACACACCAAATCGGCATCGTCGGGATTTATATCTCCATTTTGAAATCTGCGCTTGCCATCCAAGGCAACGCCATTTAATTTATCTCCAGCTTCGCTCATAGGTTGTTATGGGTTGAGGTTAAAGGCTGGCAGAGAATCCACTCTCTCCAGCCTTGATTTTTTATACCACTTGACTCCAATCAACGCAAGTGCAATTATTAACCCATGCCCCGTGGGAGGGTGCCACCCCATCCCTAGGAAAAGCCGCAAGGCCAATCCGACTAACGCATACAGGATACTGCAATAGCACGATTTGATAGAAATAGCGGGGGATCGAAGTCCTGTTTGCTCTCAATGGAAGTTTGGGTGATACGCCAAACCTCCTTGAGGCATCGCTTTGTCTGTATCCCTCAATGGAATTGCTTCTTCCATAATGACAACTTCAACTACCCAAACATGGAACTCACAACTCCATATCCAAAAAACATGGTAACAAAATACCATTTCATCGACATATCACTCCAATCATGTCTAAATTATACCAAAACCTAAACACATCACCAAAAAATTAGAATGAACCCTAAACCTCTCATGTATAACCAACACGACCAACTCAACCTCCACTCCTTCCAAGAAGCTACCAAACTAGCCTCACAAGGAGAAGAATTCTCACACCTAGTAAAATTCCTCACTCCAGAATACGGACTCCGACTCAAAATCTTCGTCCAATCACTACCACAATCAGTAGCGGAAAAAACAATCTATGGGAAAGTCCACTGGAACGACCAAGCAAAGACGAAAAAGAAAAGATAATGTCACTTTGGGAAAATGGTGAAAAATTGTATGGGGACTTTCGCGCAAGAGTGGCCGCGAAATTTAGAGGGTCCCAGGGGGTGCGCGTCAACGGCCCTAAAGAAAAAAAGAATCCTTTTTTTATGTTCTAGCCACTGGTCGCGTGGCCCTATTTAACGTGCCGCTTCCTACGTTAAATCGTCAAATGAACTCCAGGAATCGCGATAAGTCTTTTCCTACTCTGTAAACGTCGCGATATTATAACTATTTACTATGACTGTTATCTGATGTTATGGAGGGAATCCGCTGTGAGGTTCAGAATGTTGACCGACAAACCAGCCTTTGACCCATCTTCCCCGAATCCGTAAAGCTTCCCGGCTGTGTCCATGATGTCTTTGACCTTACGAGACTCTGAAAGGATCGCATCCGCTGGCAAAGTGGCGACATACTCGCCTGCTTTGGACATAGCTTGAGACATGTTCGCCTTAAATCCCTCTTTCTGGTTCTGAAAAACATCACTGATTGCATCGACAGCGTGACATACTGCAACAGCGTCGGGATGTTTCCTTTCTCTTTTGAGTTCCTGTATCTCTTCAGCCCTAGCGACTAGCTTTAGGGCATTGGCTGAAGTTTCCCATTGGTCACGCTTTGCCCATTGTCTAACCGTGGCAGGCTTTAGGCCGTGAGCCTTTGCCGCTTCTATTAGTGAGCCTGTAGCAACGTATGTTGCCCTTACTTGTTTCCTGTCCACTGCTAATTTTGAAGCCATGATTTTTTGCCTTTGCTTTGCCTTTTCTGTAACGTGACACTTTCTCCTTGTTTATGTCAATAGATCAATAACATCAAGATAACAGCGCGCGAGGATTGCCTGTATCGAGTTTTCCCGTGGTGGTTGGTATGGTGACAAGGGGGAGATTTTCCATGAATGGGTGATGATCCATGAAAATATTTTCGTCATACAAATGTCCCTTAGAGGCTGATGGAGTGGGAGGGTCAACAACTATTTTTCAAATCGTGAAAATATATTTATTGAAGAAAAGTCTGCTTTGAGTATTGTGCAAAAAGCTGGCAATCCCGCCAGCGCAACAACCAAAAAAACAACATGAACACCACAACACCAAAAGGAGAAACAATGAAATCGTACTATGCGCACAACTACGGGTATCAGCCCGAGACGGTGAAAGCCTTCGACAAAGTTCCATACGGAACGATCGCACATCAAACGCATTGCATTGGGATGAACGGAACGGAACCGCTCATCGTGATCCTTGATAGCCTGATCCGTTATGCCAAGGCGCACGAAGCCAGCTTCGAAAGCAAGCTTTCGGAAGATTACTTCCTCGGGCCGCTCTTCCTCCAGGCATTGACCGCAACCCGCGATCTTCTAAACGGAAATGGTGCAGTGGCTAATGAGATCAGCGCAAAAACTGGAAAGCCTTGCCGTGATTCAAAAGACAACGGGGCTTGTGAGTCTATGTTCTGGGATGCCCTGAGCATTGCAGGATTTACAGAGGAAGACATCTAAAACAAAGGAGAAAAAACAGTGAAAACATACAAAATCATCCGAGGATTCTTTGACGGTGATCGTGAGATTATCGCCGCGGGATTGACACTGGCGGAAGCGCAAGAGCATTGCAGGGATACGGAAACCAGTTCCCGCACCTGTTCAGAGGAGACCTTGCAGGAAGTAGGAACCAGCAGAGGAGTATGGTTTGACGGTTATGAGGAAGAATAAACAATGAAATCCCTTATTCTTCACGCCGTGCAATTCCTTTTATGGCTGGCATTCGTTCTATTCATTCTGATCTGCCTGTTCTGGAATTAATAACAAAAAACATTATGAAAAAAATCACACTAAAAGAACATCCTGATTTTTCTGGAGTTTGGCTTGGCAAGCATGGGAAAACCCCGTTTTGCGTAGTGTTGCCAAATTATCAAATTGAATTGGGTATAAAGCCCTCCCCTTCCTCGGTAAGGGAAGCAATAGAGGCCACAAGTTCACCGGGAGACAATCCATTAGGGGATTTTCTCCTCTGTTTTGCCTAGCCTCCCGACATCCTCCCCCTTGCCTAGCAGGGGGGAGAAGCCGGGGGGATAGCTTCACGGGGTAATCTGTAGCCTTTACAGAGTAACAAAAAAAATATGACAACGCGAGAAAAGTTGATGGAAGATTATGCAGACTGGCGGAACAACTATCTCACCCCCGCTCTATTCGCGGAGCATAGGGGATTGACGGAAGAAGAGGGGAAGCTACTAATTGAACTAGGCCGATTGACTGCTTCCCACGATCACCCGGAAGCATAATCAAGTCAAATGGGAAATCAAATGACAATACACGAGATAACGCATTGTAGAGACTGGATCGCATTCTGTAGTCTTAAAAGGAAAGAATTAATCCAATACCTTGCCCACTTCGGGATTGTAGAAACTGAAACATCAGGATTGGTAAAAAATTCCAAGATGTCAAAACTTCGGGAGATGGTTTGCCAAGTTATGAAAAGGGAAAGGGGGATTTAGTCAAAGAAAAGGGAAGGGGATTTTCCCCTTCCCTTTTTCGTGCCCTTAATGTTCCAGCCCTTACCCTAAAAAGTTTTTTTATTCTGATCCCTTCCTGCCTATTTCATTTCGCTTTTTTGAATAGGTATTTGCCTATCCTATCGGATAGGTGATTTCATAAAGCTACCCCGCATGGATTTGAACCATGAATGTTAGTGCCAAAAACTAAAGTGTTACCGTTACACTACAGGGTATAAATTAAATAGGTGATTTCATCCTGCTTTTATGCAGGTGATTTTATATCGCTTTTTGTGCAGGTGATTTCATTTTGCCATATGAAAAGTCGTGTCTAAATCCATTTTTAAGCCCCTTGGCCTCTAGCCATTTGTCGCAAGCGGTTCCAACCACTCTTGAAAGGGATACCAAGTATTGATGTTCCTCGCTAACGCGATCAATGGTTTCGATTCCTGCATGTGGTAGGTAATTTTTAACTTTTTCTTTTTTCATATTGTTATGTTATTTAAGTAAAACTTTATTCGATTTATGCCACTCCGTTGATGGTTATTTTCGTAGGGATTTTAATATGCCTGTAAGCCTCTCGACCTCGGCCTCTGCTTTCTCTGCTCGCTTGCAGGCAATACGAAACTCGGTATCCAGGAACGAATTGATGTCCTGTGATTGGAGCAAGTCGGATTCTGTCTTGAGGAGTTGGTGATTTAGCTTTGCGACCTCGGCCTTGGATGCGGCGAGTTCTTGGTCTAAGAGATTCCTGTCTTCAATCATGGTGTCCCTAGACATTCTGGTATTCTCCAAGATGTTGTTGAGCCTTGCGACCTCGGCCTCTGCTCTCTTCCTCGTCTCGCGTTCCTGCCGCAGTTCTTCAGCATTGCAAGTTGCGTCTAGCTCCTTCTGGAGTCGGGCGACCTCGGCCTGTGATGCGTTTAGTTTTGGTAGATATTCTCCTCGGATCTCAACTCCGATACGATTCCTCTTTTGCTTGATCTTTTCTACCTCGGCCTGTGATGCGGCGAGTTCTCGCTCAATCATTCCGCAGGCCGTGTAATGCACCCAGTCTGAGGTTTTGCCGTCGAAGTATCGCTCACGAGCGGCATCAGTGCGCGGTGTGTCGGTGGTCATTTTTGGTTTTTCTTGAGTTGTTCGATCTCGTCGCGGAGGTAGCGGAGGCAGTCCACGATTACAACATGGTTGTGGATGTCAGCGGCCCTTGATGCTTCGCGGGTAAGGTAGTCTAACTCCTTCTCCAGCGGTTCAATGCGTTTTCCTTCGGCTCGGATTCGCCATTCGGGAGTGGGTTCAGGCGTATTTGCAATCTTCTCAAGCTCATCTTCACCGATTAGCAAACGGATCTTTCTGACCTCTTCTGCTTTTTCGGGAGACATCTTTTCGCGGATGACTTGGATTTTGGGAGGGGCCTCCTCTGGCGAGGGGGCGAGTCGGGCTAGTTGAAGTTCCTCCTTGAGCCTTGCGACCTCTGCTTCGGCTTTCTCGGCTCGTCCTGTATATTCGGTCAAAGCAAACGCTGTCTTGCAATACTCATCTTTTGTTGCAGACAGTTCGCGCTCTGCTATTTCGGCTTTCGCTTTCCATGTTTCTTCGGGCCAAGGCGCGTCTAGCGCGGCTTTTAATTTTGCTAATTCTTTTGCCAGGCTCATTTGTTCAGTAGGTCGTGGTAGCGGTCCATGATTTCTCGGACTTCGGCCTCTGTTGGGTAGTCACGCCGCGACCACTCATAGAACTCTTGTATAAGTTCTTGCAGGCAGATGTTTTCTGTGTGGAGCTTGTCGATTTCCGACTGGGTATTTTTACAGGTTTCAAGGTGAGCTTTTCGCGCCTTTTTCCACCCATCGTGCAGGCCACGGATTAGTTCTTCGGCTTTTGCTAGTCTCTCCCTGAGCCTCTCGACCTCGGCCTGTGCCGTGCATTGGTTCTCTAGTGAGATGGCAAGCTCTAGTTCAAGTATGTTGATTGCAATACAACCGCCTTGCATGAGAGCGTCTGTGCGTGGTGTACTACTCACTTCGTTCGTGTCGGTTGTCATTTTCTTAAAAGGTTGCCGCCAGCGGGGTTACTCGCTCCACAAGACGATTTGGTTGTCTGTGAATCCCCGCTGACGGGTTAATCCTAGCTCAATACGCTTTCAATATATGCGTTGATGGAGCAAATGACGCAGTTAGCCTTATCCTCGCCATCTTGTCCGTGGTTATATCCCTCTTCATCCTTCGTTGCGGCCTCAATAAACTGCGCGATGTCGTGCAGGAATGAAAGGCTTTCCGTGGATGAGGCGAACAGCTTGGCAATGCGCAATGCCTCTTGCGGCCCTGCTTGCTCGCTAATCTTTGCAACTCCCCTATCATTGGCATCCAGAACCATATCCGCATCAGCACGGAACGGAAGCTGGAATGGGTTCTCCTCCTTGAATTCGTTGGGAACGATTAGGTTGCTCATAGAATTTCAATCCCCTGCTCGTCTCCAAACCCTTCTACTTCCTCATGCGATCCTCCAACAAAGAAAACAATGCAGTTCCCTTCGTCGGCATTTACGATGTAGGCAATGTTATCTGGATTGGCGTAAATTGTTTCTCTGCCAGAGGTTGTTAGTCTAATCAGTTTCATGGTGTTATGCGATTTGGTATTGGGAAAAACGCTTCCCGTTCTTGTTGATGGTTTTCTCGTTGATGGCAAGCCCCTCGCTCCTCATCTCGTGGATACGGGCGGCTAACCTAAAGCATCCAAACTTGTTGAGTGCTTGGAGTGCCGTTAGGGGCTTCCCTGTGGCGAGGTATTTCATTATCATCAGCGATTGTGCTGGTCGTTTGTGTTTCTTTTTCATTGGTTGCGTTTGTAGTGTGTTAGTGTGGTTCTGATCTCATCGGCTATTTTTTTGGTTTTGCCTAGAGAATTGTAGCGGTTGATAAGTTCAAGCGATTGTAGCAATGCGTCCAGTTCGGCTTGTAGGTGGTTGATTAGTTCTTCTTTAGAATCCATTTTCCTCCTTGTGTTTTAGGTTGTTGATCTCCTTCTTTGTTTCTTGAAGGGAGATTTTATTCAGCATCATCGTGCATTCCAGAGGATGATCCCTGTAGAAGAGGGCAATGCTTCGCTCTGTCTTTTTGCGGCTATACTCAAGCACCTGGAACGCACCAATCAGGAGCGCACCCACGATGCCAAGTGTGCCAGTAATGATGACGATAGTAATCATTTGGATGTTTCGTTGAAGTTTTGAATAAGCTTTTCTACTGCATTCCATTTAGATCGCTCTACGGCTTTTGACGCTTCAAGTAAGCAAGCTCCAAGTCCATCGCTTCGCTTGTGCTTGAAAGTGGTAATGACTTCGTGGTTGATTCTAACCTCGTAGTTTCTTTCTCCAAGGGGATTGGATTCATCTCCCCCTCCAATGTTGACAATGGCGATCATTGGAGGATTTTTGTCATGGCCTCGTTGATGGCTTCCGCTTGTTGGAAGAACATGGAGTCCAGCCTGTCAAAATGGGCTGGCTGTTTGAGGTTGCGGTATGGGGATTCCACTGCCTTCTTCAACGCGATCAAATCGTTGAGGATGATTCGCGCACGGGGAACGGAGATTCGGATCTCATCCAGTCCTGCGTGTTCGGCTTGGGTGATACTGACCTTGAAGAGCGCATCATGCGCTACAACTGCGTCTGCCTTGGCTTTCATTATGGTGTTCATGTTTTGTTCAGCGGAGGTTGTGCCGCTTGGTATGAGTCTTTCAGAATTTTTGAATGAGTCAACACACAAAATGAAAAAAATTTCATCGGCCCTGGAGCTAGTGTTTATGCGGTTAAAAGGAAAGGGCGAGGATTTCTCCTCGCCCTTGATGCGTGTTCAACAGACGGAACATGAACCGCCGTCCAAGGTTCTCCCTTGGCTCTATTCGCAAAATCTCAATCTCGCCTTGACTTGGTTCCAGAACACTTCCACTTGGCCCGTGATAGGCGAAGAGGAGAGTTGGGATCTTTTGCCGCCGCTGGGTGCTTCTTCATTTGACCCGCAGAACGAGCGCAATAGGAATCTCCCTTGCTTGTTCCCGGCTTGATGGTCGCCCCCTTCTGCCCATATCGGACAGTCTTCTCCCTGCCAGTTTTAGGGTTTGTGATAGTCTTGGAGAATTTCTTTTCCATATTAAAATGGAATGTCTTCGTCCCTATCCTTCGGGGCGTAGCCGTTGCTCTTGTCCTTGTTGTGCTGGTCAAAGCCCTTCTTCTTGTAAGGCTCGCCAATCTTCATGGAAAGGAATTCCTTCCCTGCCTTGCTGGTCTTCTCCCAAATGCTGATCTCGTATTCCTTCCCGTTCACATTGATCGGGCCACTCCACTTGGGGGCGTTGGGGTTTGCATTTTCTTTGCGGAATGCGGCTCCGCTATTGGTGTTGTCGTATGGCATAGTGTTGGTTGGTTACTTCTCGTCAAAGCGCATAAAGCTCTCACGAAATTCAAGAGGGATTCTAGCCCGTCCACAGGCTCTTGCAAGCCTTATATTTAAGAACCATTGGTTCTCATCGTCGCGTTCAATCACCAAGAAAAGGTCGCAGTCGTGTTCGATTGCTCTGGATTCGCGGCTTGCCCCGTCAGCGTTAAGCTGGGTAAGGGCAATGATGGTGATGTTGAGTTCCTTGGCAAGCTGTTTAAGCGTCCTAGAAGCCTCTGCAACCTGTCTTTCGCGGCTGTCCTTACGATCTGCGGGGGATAGCAACTGAATGTAATCTACGACGATTATACGAGTCCTGTGAACGGCACACATACGGCGCATTGCCGCCCGTAGTTGAAGCGGGTTCACATCCCCTTCGTCGCGAATGAAGATAGGGAGTAATGATGCCTGTGCCGCCGCCCTTGAAATGCCATCAATGTCTCGCTTGCTAGGCTCCTTGCTTAACACGCTGATGTCCACTCCACCATAAGATGAAACGAATCGGTCAAACAACTCACCACTACTCATCTCTAGGCTGATGAATCCCACGGGATGTCCAGCGTTGGCGGCACGGGTAGCCATGTTGACTGCCATGCTGGTCTTCCCTCCCTTGGTTGCGGCTCCGATTACGATCAGTTGCCCCTCACGGAAGCCCCCTGTAATATCATCCAATGGCTTAAATCCAGTTGTAACGCCAATCAGCTTTCCCCTGTTCTTAAAGATTTCCTCGTAGGCGTTGACCCTGTTTAGAGCAACCTCTTTCAGCGATTCAATACGCCCCTTGCTCTCTGCATCAGCGGCTACAGCGACCAATGCTTTCTGAACAACTTCGCTTAACTCTCCTGCCTCCGCTGGATTGTGGGCTGAAGCGATAATCCTTTCGGCGGCAGAGATAGCTAGTCGTGCCGTGTGTTTGTGTCGAAGGATCTCTAGGTATTCGCGCCAGTTTGATTGAACAGATGGGGCCATGAAGCATTCCGTTAAGAATGCCGCACCACCCGCATCATCCAATGTCCCTGCATTGGACATGGCATCTGTGAGCGTGACTAGATCGCAGTCCTTCCCTTCCTTCCATAGTTCCAATGCCGATTCAAAGACTCGCTTGTGGCAAGGGTGATGAAATAGCTTGGGAGAGGCATAGTCTGCCGCCTCGTTTAGAATGCTGATGTTCTGGATCGCGCAAGAAAGGAATGCTTTCTCTGCGTCAAGGCTGGCTGGTGTTGTTGTCATGGTTTTTGCTGATTTCTGTTTTGAGTAGTTCGTATGCTTCCTGCATCTCTGATCGGTCTGCCCCGTCAACTGCGGCCTTGGCTAGGATCATTGCCGCATTGCGTTGCTTCATAACTTCGGAAAGCCTATCAAGCATGGCGTTAAAGTTCTTTTCTGTGTAGGGAGTGGTCATAGCTCCCATGCGTCTTCTCCGTCTAAATCTTGCCCGATGATGGTAGCCTTAAATCCAAGGTGATTTAGCAAGTTTTTAAGGTTGTTGTGTTCGCATGGGCCAGTTGCCGCTTCAACTCCATCAACAAAGATAGTCGCGCCAGACTCATAGCAACATCCATCAGCGCATTGGTGCGTGTATGGTCGGATTGTGATGGTTATGTTTTTCATTTCTTCTTCCTCCCACGGGGCTTGGGTTCTGGCTTAGCGGCTTGCATGGCCCAATAAAGTTCAACTTGCTTCTGGAAGACAAACCACTCCTTTGACAAGTCATCGCGCCAGATAACCTCAAAGTCTCCTTCCTCTTCCTTGCCGATTCGGACGATTGCGTGGTTGGTGATCCTGTGGTCTTCAGCATCAATCTCGCCTTCCCATCCATTGCAATTCCATAGCTGTGCGTATCCAGCGCATTGCCTCCAATAGCTCTCGCTGATTTTCTTACTAGTCTTGAAGTCAATTAACACATGATCTCCATTCGGTTTCTTGGCGATCAAGTCAATGGTTCCTCCGTACTTGTAAGCCTCGTTTACAAGTTGAATCTCCGTTGCTACCTTCTCAAGGTTCTGCTCATCCCACCAATCAACAAACTTGTTGTAGCACAAAAGAGCCTTGTCAATGTCCTCCTGTCCATAGTCGGATAGATCGGCCACTTGATTATTCAAGAAGCACTCGATAAGGAAATGAGCAATCGTGCCAATGTCTGCGGCCTTGTCTCGCTCCTTACGATAGTCCTTGCCCTCAGTTCCTAGTTTCCATGCCCAATGAAGCAATGCGCTTGCATCGTCTCCAATCTTGCAGATGGTTGACCCTCCGGGAACTTTCGTGCCATCGGATAGGTGGTAGGTTTGGTGTGGAGCGTTGCGCTCTAGTTTTACTTTGTTCATAAATTTATTTAGTTAATGATTCTGAAAGAAGTCTGAATGCTGTTGCCGCCACGATTGGAACCTGACCATTTCCAATGGCTTTAAGTCTGTCCACCCTATCGGCCACCCCATTAGCCACTCGACCCAATCTGGATTCAATGCCCCAGATGTGTCCGACACGCTCTGCCCAAGACCTATCTGCTTCCCCTTCTCTTTTCTCCGCTGGATCACTGGCATACCAATATGACCCCTGTCTCGGTTGTCGCTTGCACATGGAGTCGGCCACATACTCCGTCCTACAATTGTTTCCAAGTTTTGAAAGCGATTCTCGTTCCAGACTGAATCCGGAGTTATCGTCGCCGCCATTGCAGAACAACTGAGTGGAGTAGGCCATATCATTCCCTGTCTTTTCTTCAATGCTTTCCTGCTGCTGCTGCCCCCATCCAGCCCCGTTGTGTTGGGAGTATGAAAGAAATTTATCCCGTCTGGCTGTAATCCAGATTCGTTCTCTTCTATGAGGTGCGCCGACATGGTAAGCTCCCACAACTCCCCATCGTGCATCATACCCCATTTCGGAAAGATCGCCAAGCACTCGGTCAAGTCCTCGAAGAGTAAGCATTGGTGAGTTCTCCACGAATGCGTATTTGGGTCGTATTTCGCCAATGATTCTGGCCATTTCTGACCAGAGACCGCTTCGTTCTCCTGTGATCCCGGCTCCTTTTCCTGCTGCTGAGATGTCTTGACAGGGAAAACCCCCGCAGACGACATCGACTTTTCCTCTCCACGGGTTGCCGTCAAATGTTGTAACATCATCCCATATTGGGAACTTTGGCAAGATTCCATCTCGTTGCCGTTGGAGCAAGACTCGTCGGCAATAAGGTTCAATCTCAACAGCACATACTGTGGTATGTCCGAGAAGGTGTCCGCCGAGGATTCCTCCCCCTGCTCCTGCAAAAAGGTGTAGCTCATTCATGTTCCTCCTAATCCTCAAGTTCTGATTCCACCGCCTCAAGATCCACTTCAGTTCCGCATTCCTCGCATTCCTGTGGATATACTTCTGCTGACGATCCTTGTTCTGCGTCCTCAAAGCGTCCACTCATATTCTTGTCTAGAGTTGCTGGTGTGAAGCGAATTTCAAACTCATGTTCGCATTCTTCGTTTTGGCAAGTGTAGTCTATTTTCATTGTTTTTTTGTTGTTGCGAGGATGGTGAGTCCTCTGGTTCGTCCCTAGCTATACGAGGTGGTGATTTCGTGGTCAAGCGCAAATTTTTCCCAATCTTCGTCATTGATTCCATCAGTTGCCGTGGCGTTCCCAAGCCCATTCTGGTTTACGAAAACCTCCACCAGCAAGGCAAGAGCATCAGCCCTGTCAGGTGAATTGCCCTTGGTTCGCTTCTTCAAATCCTTCTTGCTCTCAAGCACCATTTTCTCGTTCTTGAGCGAGTAGATACGAGCGCATAGCTCCCTTGCCGTCTGATCGTCAAGCCCCCTCATGCGACCTGCCATGACCACGACTTTGATTTGCCCCCATAATTGGCTAACGCGATTGGCATAGACTTGCTTGGCTGGCCTTGTGTCCTCAACGGAAATTGGAGCTTCAGTTGCCGCCCCTCCAAAGCTGATGCGGTGGAATCCATTCTGCCAACGCTGAGAAATGATGTCTGCTATTCCTGCGCCTCCACCAGTAGCGTCAAGCGCAAAGTTTTCTGGACGCACGTTATGCTTTTTCAGTAATTCAATCGTCTGATCTGCCACTTGATAGAACAACGGGTAACTTGCGTCTTCCATGAGGTTCAGTCGGATTATCTCATCGGCAAGTAGCATCATCTGCCCGTCCTCTGCCTTGCCCATCTTGCCAAGTCGGAAAATACAATCGTCGCCATCAGTCGTGAATGCAGGATCAAGGGCGGCAATGGTCGTGATGCCTCCACCAGCCCACAGCACGTTATCCCTAGCACCCCCTTCAGCAATCGTAGGGGCATCTAGGAGCGTGTTTCTTGCGCCTCCCTTGCTCCACATCCCCCTGCAATAAGAATTCCATTCTAGGCTTCCTTCGCCAAAGTTCTTGCGGATTGTATCCACGTTGTCCTGCCCAAACAAATATGGATAGATTGTCCTGCCAGCCTTGATGTTGGGGGACTTCAGCCCGTCAAATCGGACGCATACGCCAGACTTGGTTTCCCAAAACTCATCGTCATCCTGTATACTACCCCATCCCATCTTCGGTTCACAGAACAGCCCGTGAGGATCGAACATGGATGATGCGTTGGCAATGGCAATGAAGTGGTAGAAGTCAGTTCCAACCTCCAAGTTCGCCCTTGCTGAAAATACCGCCGGGTTTGTTTGGGCCGCCTCGTCCACAAGAATCACCATCCGTGGCAAGTGGACACCCTGTAGCTTTCCAACCGCTTGCTCAACGGCTCCACTATCCACGGCAAGGGCTATGATGGCAGAGCGATCATCTCCCTTTTCAAACTGGATCTTGGTTTGTGAGTCAACGAGGTTCAGCCCAAACAGCGGAGAGACGGGTCGAACAAACTTCATCATCTCTGCCCAAATGCGACCACGCAATGATGGAACGGTTGTTGAAGTCAGTGCCACACGGGTTCCCATAGGCTTTGCCAAATACTCCACTAGCGAAAGAAGCGTGAATGTGAATGTCTTCCCTGCCGCCGCACACCCAGTAACTCCGATCTCGTTGTGATTAGTCCAGGCCCATAGAGCAAGTTCGTTCCAATCATTCCATCTAGTCATCACATCGGGCCAGAGCATACCAATGCAATGCTTGATATGCTGTCCACGACTCAAGCCAGAGAATCGGCTTGGGTCATGGTTAGCCACCATCAGCAACTCAATCTCTAGTTGAGTTACCTTCGGGAACTTGCTGACATCCAGCCCGTAGGTCTGGAGCTTCATGGATTAAAGCCCCTTCAGCTGATTCCTGATCGAATCAAGTGCCGACTTCGGCTTGCTGGAAGACTCCTCATCAGAAGAGGATCGGTTAATCCTTGGCTGGACACTAGCCGCTTGCTTGGCACGGGTCTTGTATTTGGCAAGCTCTGCCTCAACCTGCGATAGCTTGTCAACCGCATCCTTCGCAATGACTGCAAGGAACGGGGCAATAGCCATGTCGTTCTTACTGGCAGTCCCAAGGAAGATATTCTTTGCGGCGGCAAACCTTTCCTCAACCATCTTGTTTGCTTCATCGTCATCCCCCTTGCGGAAGAAATCAGACTGATTGGAAAGATGATTAGCAACGCGATCAAAATTCTTTGTCAGCTTCTCATTAAAGGAATTCCTTTCATTCTCCTCCTCTTGAATCAAGGCTTGGTTGGTGGAACGATAGTTTTCAATAGCAGACTCAAGCGATCCCCGCTTTCTATCCGCATCATTAATAAGTTCAAGGAATTGACTAGCGGCGGCTCCACCCCCAAATGCTTCGTCAATAAACTCAATTCGCTCCTTGCCCTTCAACGAAAACGCCCTTTCTGCGATCTTGGCATCATCTGCCATCTCTTGTGCATAGGCTACGGCATTCTGAATGGCTTGCTCATAGGGAGCTTGGAACTTGTCGCGAAACTTGGGAGACTTCTCAAATGCAGTCTTCTCAAGAGTGGCTTCCATCTCCTCCAGCTTGCGCTGATACTCAGAAAGTTTCTCCTCCTTGCCCTTGGCCTCTAGCTCATAAGCCTCTGCCTTCTTGCGAAGCTCTGCGATATTGTCCTCCTTGGACTTCTTCTTTGGCTTCTCATCCAAGATAGGATCTTCATCTTTGGACAAATCAAGGTCATCAATCGACAGGTCAGCAAGGCTCTTCTTCTCGACCTTCTTCTCCTGCTTGGGTTCCTCAATTTCATTTTCTCCACCCTCAAGGTGCTTTAGGAATTCCGATGAAGTCATCTCCTGCACCTCTTCAATGCCCTGTGGCGTTTGCTCGACTTGCGAGTAATCAACCTTGGGAATCTCTGGTGCTTTGAATCTCTTGCTAATGTTATCCTGCCAAGAATCAACTGGTGCTTCTGGCGTGGTTGCTACGATGGGGTCTGCTGGTTGTGTGTTGGTTTCGCTCATATTGGGTTAAATTAAAATTCGCCTTGGTAGGTTGGTGTAATTGGTGCTAGTTCATCGTCGGATTGAACCAGAGCCAAGTTAGCAAGATCACTCCAAGCAGAAGCCCTGCCGCAATCCCAACCAAAAAGGACATGGGAGTTGTTTGCAGATTGTAGAAGTGAGGGGCCACTTCCGATTGTCTTTGCCATTGTTTGACTTTCCAGAAGGGCAAGTGCCTCTTGCATGATCGGCTGGTTAAGTAGTTCAGCAAGTGCCGTGGCATTCTTTGGGTCTTTTCTCCACTCATTGTATGTCATTTCATTAGTTCAGTTAGGGATTAATAATTACTCGCTTTCTTCCTCCATGTCGATAGCCTGTGCGTCTCGTATGGTTTGAATCAATAGCTTGTGAGCTAGGGCAAGTTCGGAATCCTTTCCATGAAAGGTTCTGTGATACATATACCTATCATAGATCAGAGCCACAATTTGCTCCGTTGCCTCTAGCTTTCCTTGATCGAATGGGTTCATTTTGATATGCGTCGGATTTCTCTCTGCAAATACCAAACTGCTTTGGTTAGGTCTTCAACTTCGGTAGCTTTGTTTTTATATCCAGCCCGTGAGATATACTTTACGGCATTACCGCGATTAAAGTTCATGCACTCGGTGATGGTGATTATCTCAACAGGATAAATATCCTTGTAGTGGCTTGGGTTGATGGGGTCATTAGCCCCATCATTCGTGGTGGTCATTGGTTTTTATTTTGGTGTTTTACTGGGGAATGTTGGTAATTATGCCTCTTCTATAAAGCTCGTCAAGCAATTCTTTATCAGAAAAATTTTGAATCGACCCAAACTTTCTTCTGTTACAGGCTTGAACTTCCCTTGTTGCCCATCGAACATTTCCAGCTTCATAATTTCCATTTACATTTATTCTATCAAGTGAATAAGACGGATCTGGCCTTTTACCTACATGGGAAAAGAATTTTTCAAATCCATCTTTTTTGTTCCACTCATCACAAACTCTTATTCCGCGATCAAAATATGCTCTTTTTACTGCAATATCTGTTTCTTTGCCAGAGCATCTTCGCCGCATTCCAAGCCATGCGTTATATTCTGGAGTGCGTGATCTTCCATGTTTTACAGATATTGTTCCAGATTTAACTTGCTCTCTATGCAGGCATCCGCAACTTTTGTATATGCCAGTAGATAATGCGCTATGAGTATATTTAATGCGACTTCCGCAATCGCAAATACAATTATATGACCACCTTTTATTCTTGGAAATAATTTTTAATTTTCCAATTTTTTGACCAGCTAAACTTGTTTTATTTGTTATCAAGGTGCTGTGCTTGCGTATTTAGAGGCCAGCTTAACCTTATCTATCATTAGCTTTTGAGCAACTTGCTTATCCTTTAGGGCAAGCTGGTGTTGCATCTTTTGCTGTTTCAGCATTGCGTCATTCTGGAACTTGGCTTGATCCAACTCGATCTTGTTCATAGCCACCATCATTTGAGGAGTTTGTTGAGGTTGCTGTTGCTGTTCCATCATCGCCTCCTGCTCGCGCTCCTGCAAGTCCTGCGCCATGCTGTTAATCTGATCGGTAATCTTCATAAGCTCACCAACCTGCTCGTTCATGTTATCAAACTGCTCCTTGCGGGTAGGATCATTCTCCATATTCTGAAGGTGAACCAGCATATGCGGCAATGCGGCAGACATGATCTGTGCCGCTTGGCGAGGATCGACTTGTTGATCTTGAACGCCTTGAACAATCTGACCAGCAAATTGCAGGTGGACGTTAAGGTGAACAAAGTGGTTTTGGTCAGGATCAACGATGACTTGACCTCCGCTCTGGAACGCATTGTTCTCAAGCGAGGCAATAGACATATCGTTTCCATCTGGTTTAGTCTCTTCGGGGATACCAAAGGTATCAACGCCAGTCTGCCCAGCGATAGCCGCAATGTTGGCGTTAATAACACGCTTGCGGTTCGACTCTGGAAGCTGGGGAAGGTATTGCCCAATAAGCTCCATAGCTTGCATACGGGCGGCAGACGATCCCTGCCCAATGCTACGGGTCGCCTTGACTGAATCAATGTCAATCATTGCGGCGGCTGGCACTCCACGCTTAATGCAAGCCTCTTGGAAGGCAATGGCCTCTGGCCCTCCATGATCTTCCTCTACGATATTCGGATTAGCCAAGCGGCGATAAACCTCTTTGTAGTGAAGGTCAAGTGACTGAAGGTAGATTTCTGCACGGGTATTAGTGAGTCGGCTCTTTTCGCCAATCTCAATCTCAACTTCCTTGTTACTCTTCTTCCTTCCACTACCAGATACAGAAGGCATATACGATCCAGTCTGATCGGCTTCCTGCCCTTGGAACATTTGAGCAACTGCCATTGCCGCTTGCAGATTGGCAGTCGTGTTGACCTGCACTAGATTGAGTCCGGGGGGAAGAATGCGATAAGGCCCAAGCTGGATTGTCTTCAATCCCTCTGCATCCTTCGCAGAATTAGGCTGGAACATGGTAGCACCAGAAAGAATTGCGCCCTCAACCGTCTGGTTGTTAAGGCGATTCATTGCCTCTGCCCAAGGATATAGAGCCTGTCCTAGCCCACGAACGCCATGATAGTATCCATTGCCAACGCCATTAAGGAACACCGTAAAGGCATTAGAGAACTTCTTGTAACGGCTAGGAACTTCACAAAGGAATTCCGTGCCATTCAAACGATCAAAGATGTAGTGAGAAATGCGCCCGTCATACTCACGAACAAACATATGCGCCACCTTGATAACCTTGGACTTTGCATAGCTGTAGTAAAGAGCGTTGTTCTTTAGCTCCCTCTGATACCACTCCCAAGGGCGGCGTTGATCCTGTTCATCAACCTTGGCATCCATAATGGCTTGCTGGCATTCATCAACATTCCAGCCACCACGCTCTGCCGCTTCGGAATCTTCGATATAGCGATAAAGCTCCTCGCAATACATCTCATCCAATACATAACAAAACTCCCAAGAGTCTTGATCCACTCCAGCCCCCTTGGGAACAACCAATGCCCAAGGTTCAATAGCTTTTGCGCGGAAGTCAGTGCCATCTGCCCAGTAAAGACATCCCTGCCCGTGGATGGTCAGTTGCTTGACTGCCACCTGATGTTGCGTAATGAAGCTAGGATTGGTCTTAACCAGAGCATTGTGTGCCTCTTCGGTAATGATGCGGCTCCACTCTTCCCTCTTGCCCATGTCTTTCCCGTACTTTGTCTTGACGGTCATGTAGTGAGGAACAGAAGTAAGGATGTCAAAGTAAGGGATAACTGCCGCCTCAATTTTTGCCCCCGCGTGTCCCCAGTTTACGTTGATTCTATCGCTCTGCCCAAGCTCCCTCAACTGCTGTTCGTTGTAAGGAGGATTGCCATCAATGATTCCTTGAATCTGCGAACGACGATGAGAAGCGATCTGGTCGTCTTCAATCAAAGTATAAAGCATTGACCTAGCAGAACTTGCGTCTTTTACGCGAGTTTTTGGAACAGCTTCCCCAACATTGGGGTCTATCAATGCGTTTTCAATCATATCTTTAATAGGGAATCTGCTTGTGTAGTGTCGGGGTTTTTAACCCAACACCAGTCGGGCCTAGCGTTAGTTGTCTCATTTTTCTCCCCAGTTAGCAATAGATTTCGGTTGACATGAACAATCGCCTCATTCTTGCAACCGCATATCCCACAACTCTGTAGAAACCTATCTGATGGGGTTGTTCTATCTCCCTTAACTTTGGCAACTGTGCTAGTGATCGCTTGGCCTACAGCACATCCAGAACAAAAGTTAGATGGCATATTATAGTAACAACGAGAGCATATTTCAGCACGTTTGTTAGCCTCGTTTTGCGTAACGAATACCTCTTCCCCTTTTGCAACAGACATAGCCATTGCCGCTAGAGATTGAATTCCCTTTAGGATCTTCTCTCCAGATAGGTTTGGAACGAATCCTCTTCCATCTCCTCCATCAACATAGTTGCACCAGCCAGAAGGCAGCTTCCTGCAAATCTGATCCTCCACCCTATCCCTCCAGTCGCTAGGCAATGGAATTTTATTGTCCCTGTAATGGTTATGAACACGATCAAAAAGCTCATCCAGAGACATGACATCAGCGATTCGGTATCCGTTTTCTGGAACAACGAATGTAAATTTCCCCGGAGGGATCAGGTTCTTTTGGATTAGCTTTTGATAATTCATAGCGAGGCTAGGGCATCATTTAGCTTTTTGTTCTCATCCTGCAATTGCTTTATAAGAGAATCGTTCTTTTCGTAAGTATGGTATCCAGCAAGGAATGCCGCCTTCATGTAATCCATGTGACCATCCGCTGTGCCGTGGTTTTGTGAGTACGTCCTAACTCCATAGGTATCATACCACTCTTTAAAATAATCGTTACTTGTAAATTTCATCTTCATCATCTCCAATATCAGGAAGGTTGCTTGGAAAACTCATCATATGTTTCAGCAATAAGGTTTGCTGTTGCGTCCACAGATTCTTCAGATAGGTCTGGTAATCTTGCATGAATAAGTTCATGCGCCAGCACATCAAGGAGACTGCGAATTGCTCTACGATTGATGATGATCCTGCGCTCTGCATACCTGCAAATTCCGTCATTTGTTTTAGCGGATGTTGTGCCGGGGTGTCCATATCCTACTTCCCACTTCTTTCCGTTGATTTCAACTTTGGAAATGCATTTGAATCTCATAGTCTTGAGTTAAAGATTTTAATAAGTAGCCATCCAGAAATAAATGCACCAAGGCAAGCGAACGCCATGTTGAAGTCGAACATTATTTTTCTTTGGTTAGAATCATCCCCTTGCGTTCAATGTAATCGTTATACCCTTCGGTTTTTATCCGATAAGGAATCCCTCCACGGATCATGTCCTCAATAACGTTTTGCCTATAGATTGCATCTTTTTTGTTCCCGTGAACATACGGGCCAGCAAGAACTGCAAAATCTTTTTCAATGTAGTATTCTTTTTCCATTTTATTTCTTATTAATCAATTTGTAGTGAGGCTCTGGATACAATCCCCTGTTTGTTAGTATTGTAAATTTTCTTGATTCTACCAACCCTTGTTTTTTCAAATGCGCTATTTTTGTTGCAACTACCCGTCTGCTTCTTTGAAAGACATCTTCAAGTTCACTTGCTGTTTTCCATCCATCAGGAACTTTGTCGGCCTTATTGCTTAATGCTTCTGTGATTGCGCTTGCCCACTCGTTAGCACTCATATTGGCAACCTCCATTCTTTCTGGAATTCTCCTCTTGTGCAGAGCCATACGGCGGAATCCTTTGGCCCAATTTCTCCAAAGACAAATCCTTGTCTCCATCCAAGGGTTGCTCTGCGGCACTGCGCATAATCCATTTCGCCTCTGCGAGTAAGCGTGCCAACGCAATATCCTGTGCTTTCCTTGATTGTTCTGCCCTCTGCTTGTGACGAGCGATGAGTATGCCCAAATATGACTTTCCCACCATATGTTTCAGCCATATCCCTAGCCGCATTTTCATTGTAGATGGTTCCATGAGTGAACGTCACATCACCAATAACAAGCCTTTGAAAAACTCCATCATACGGAATCCTTCGGCAACCAATCTCGACAAATGCCTTGTCAATATAGTCTGTAGCTTTTTGTGCGGCATAGGCGACAATTGCGTTACGGTGATTGAGCATTCTAGGGATTCTGCATTCATGGTTTCCATCCAACACATGAGTTGGTCGATACTCTCGCAAGAAAGCAATCCCTCCATCAATATCGGGGGCAACTGGCTCTGATTCGTCACTACTTCCAGCCGCACCTGATCTCCAAGCGGTTGTATCGCACCAATCACCCAAATGAACACATATCGTCGCGTTCCACTTGTCTCGCATGGCAAGAACCGCAGAAATTGCAGTAGGGTCAGCGTACTTCCCGTGACTACAGGATACGGCAATGAAGCGTTCATATTTTGTGGCAATATGGGGGGCTTTCGCCCCCCGTGATTTTGCTTTATGCTTCACTTGGTGTGATTGTTACAACCTCCCACTTGGAAGGATCTTTCTTCCCCGGAGCAACCCCAGCATCCACGATAACACCATCAGATCCATACTGAAGGGCGAGCGTAAATAGCTTTTCATCAAAGGTCATTGCCTCAATAACCTTGCCGTTGTCGTTGAACTCCACGGAGTATAGAGTCCACTTCTTTGCGGCCCCATACTTGCTCTGTGCGGCAACCTTGGCTTGGGTTGGGAGAATCCCCCTCCAAGTTGCAGTCACGTTCCCTGCTTGGCGAACAACTGGGTTCTTGTCCATTGCCCTTGCCACGGCAGGGCGAGCCTCTTCAGCCGTCTTTTTGGACAAGCCAGAACTCACGTTGCCATCATCATCCTCTTCGGTTGCAAGCCCAAGAACTGCGGCAAGCGCATAGCGACGGGCGTAGGTAATTGCTCCCCCCACTCCCTGTGGCGACTGATCCTTTAGGGGGAGAAGGAGCGTGGTAGTTGTGGAGTGACCAGCCGTGTGCAGGATGGTTGTTTCCACGCCAGCCGATCCTTCCATGTATAAGGGAGTCTGACTGATTGCAAGCCCATGCTTCAATAGCACGGGACGGGTTGCATCAACGATTGCGTCCAATGGTGCGTACTTGCTTTTGAAGTACGGGTTGGATGCTGTTTTGGCTACGTTTTGTAGCTCTCCAATAGCACTTACGAGTGCCATTGAGTATTCCTGCTGTGGTGTTTTTTCCATTGTTGTTTTTGGTTATGAGAAGATTTCGCTACGCTTACTTGAGTAACAGCCAGATGGTGTTGATGATTGTGAGGACTGCAAATGCAAGCGTTGTCCCCTGCCAGAGTCGAACGCTTTCAACAATTTGATCTGCTGAATCTCGCAGCTCGTGTGTTTCTTCAGAAATTCTGACAAGCGTTGACGCGATAGAAAACAAGCAGTCTTCGATGGTGACTTCATCGTTTTTGGGCTTCGTGGTTTTGGTGGATTTGGGTTTGGTGTTTTTCATAACGGAACTGGTTTTATGGTGCGGATGAATCAATGTCGAGATTTATTTTCAATTATTTTCATCCTCGCACTCAAACCCAATATGCGCCCCCTTGGGAAGCATATACCCAACAGCAAGCAGGAATGTTTCAAACGCCTCAATTGTTTCCGACAATTCCGAATCCTTGGATATTGTAATTGTTACGAGAGGATCACCCTCTGCGTAGCGAGCGAAGTTGAATGCGTGTGGTTGTGGCGTGGGCGTTGTCATTCGCGCAGTATCGTACAGATCAAATTCATTGCAAGCCAAATTTTAGGCTTGACATGGTTTTGTATAACCCCCCTTATAATCCCCCTACCTGCTCGCAAGGCTCAAGCGAAAGCGTGTTTTCTTAGGTCTGCTGTTCGATTCAACCATCCCTTCAAAAACTTTCTACTAGATGGTCTCCTCTCAACCAAGTCGGCGTAGAAGTCATCCCTTTCATCTAAAAATTTTCTAGGGTTTTTTCCAGCAATCTTCTCAAGCTTCAAGGCCCTGCCGAATCCGCAATTGACGCAAGTATCAAAGAACACCCAGTCATAAGGAGATTGAAGATGATCGCATCCATACTTGATCCAGTATTCATTCCAGTAGATGTCGGAAGCTCTCTCTGCCGTCATGTTGGCAATGTTCTCCTTGGGGTGAGAGCGAGCGTCGATTCCATACCTTGTGCCAACAAGAGTCCCGTTGACGTAGTTGCCGGGGTCGTCTGGATGAAGATCCAACTTGGTTCCCTCCCACTTGAATAGGAAAGGAATGATCTTGTCCTTAAATCGTTTCGTCATCGAATGACTTGGGCTTTGGAGTGCGCTCCACGATTTCTTCCCTGATCTTGGATACCATTCCGCTCACTTGCTGGACTTGGTTTGTTCCAAGTTTCCAGTCGTACACCATTCTGCCAGTCACCATAAATACAACTATGGCTCCCGTAACATACATGGAGTTTGTCGTTATCGTAACAAACCCTGCAAAAGCCTCTGGTGGTAAAGAATAAAAATGCCCTGCGGCCCACTTCCAAGATAGTTGGACTATGGAAATGCCAAAAATACTAATAACTAATCTTTGTGATACTGCTGGCTTTAAGGGGAACATGGTAGTTTGTTTCCTTTTTTAATGTTTATTATTGCTGGTAGAAGTTGAAGATTTGATAACTTATGAAGTCCACCTTTGGATAGGGGATAAATATGATCTACATGAAACTGAATACCAGTACAATCGGATATTCTTTTCCTTGCATTGTATATTTCATTTATAATTAGTCTTTCTTCAGTATTTAATATACTTGTTTGACTTTTTCTTCTAGCCCTCTGCTTGCTATTATATGCAATAAACCTGTGTTTGTTGTTTTGAATCCATTTATTTTGCATAGCTTTTGCCAATTCTGGATTTTCAGTTCTCCATTTCTGCATTCTTTCGCGGTTAACTGGAAGTAGCCTTTCTCTATTTCTTTTTCTGTATTTTTCGTGTGTTATTTTTCTTGTCTCTTTAAACTTTTCTGGGTCTTTTTCTTTTGCGGATTTAAATTGGGATCTTTTTAGCATTCTATATCGCTCTCTATCTGATTCCCTATACTTTTTCCCGCTTAAGAGATTTTTTAATCTCATTTCGTCAAATTTTCGCTTAGAAACCCAATATTCGCTATTTTTTCTTTGCTTTTTATACTCCCAGAAAACCATTCCATCTTCACGAACGTTGCCACGCTTGAATCGTGTATCTGTTTGCATTTAAAGAATCATGGTCTGAACGTCCAAGCGGTTCTGATGCCAACGTAAAACACAACGCAAGCCACTGCGACTAAAGCAATCCCCCTCCACCACCAAAGCTCCTTGAGTGCCTTGACCTGCTTCTCTCTCCAATAAACAGAATCGTTTTGAGCCTTGGCAAGATCCTTGGCTTGCTGGTCAACTTGAACCTCGTATGCCTCGACTGCGGTGATTATCTCCTTAATCGCCGCATTCCCTGCGGAGTTTGTAACGTGCGGCTTGAGCCGTTCAATACCAGACTTAACCGCAACAACAGAAGGCGGCGTGTATTTTACAGGCTCCTTGGATGCACATCCAATAAGAAGTGAGGATGCACAAACAATAAGAATCTTGTTCATTTTATTAGCTTCTTGATTCCTGCAACGATGGCTAGGCAACCAGCCAGTAAGGAAACAAGCAGGGTTGTGTTTTGCAACCACACATGGGTTGAGTCGAAGAAAGATACCACAAGCGAAACAAGCGAGACGATTGCGCTAGTTGGGCCTACGTCTGAAGTTGTTCCGCCGTTGCTCATTATTTCTTAGGCTGGAATAGAGCCTCAATTGACTTGGCAGGATCTTTGCCAAGGATCTCGCTAACACGAGCGTCTACGTCCTTATCTGTAAACTGACCAGCCTTGTCGTAGGCATCGCCACTCCAGAGAGTGATGTTGCGGTTTACGCCCTTAATGATTGCGGAAGCAAGCTTGCGGCTATTGTCGTAGGAAACGATAAGGTCGATTTCGTTGAGAACAACAGGAGCAAACTCCTTAGTAGTTCCATCCGATTTCTTGATGGCAGGGACGTTGATCGTGATGGGGGATTTGAGTTTAATGGACATAGGTGTTGGGGTTAGAGATTAATGAACCAAGGAAGGTCTAGCAGTCTGGCAATAGTGTTGTCTGAGCCGCCACCACTTCCCCCGCTGACGACAACACCTCCATTAAAAGATACATCATACCCACCAATAATTTGCGTAGCGGCGGCAGTTAAATCAAACGTGGCCTCTCCTGAGACTGATCCTCCGCTTTGGGCAAAGCTAGTATCGTTAAACGTGGCATCTCCTGAGACTGAGCCTTCGTTGTAGCTAGAGTCGTTAAACGTGGCACCATTGACAGACGCACCAATGGCGTTATAGCTAACATCGTTAAATGTGGCGGTTCCAATGGCTACCGAATTGTTGTAGCTAATGTCGTTAAAAGTCACAGGGAGTCCAGTCGGCATTCCATTGAAGTTGCCTATAATGCCCCCATTGTAGCTATAGTCGTTAAACGTGGCCTCTCCTCCGACTTCGCCAAAGATGTCGTGGTAGCTAGAGTCGTTAAATGTGGCATCTCCTGTGACTTCCCCATTATTGTAGCTAGTGCCATTAAACGTGGCGTTGCCTGTTACTGTGCCGCCGTTGTAGCTAGTATCGTTAAACGTGGCGTTGCCTGTTACTGTGCCGAAGTTGTTGCTAGAGCCGTTAAATGTGGCATCTCCTGTGACTGTGCCAGAGTTTTGGCTATCTTGAAAAGTTGCGTTACCAATTGCTCCCGTAAAACTTAACGGCCCTCCGTAGCTAAGAGTATAGGCATAGATGTGATTAAGGGTGACTGGCGTTGTTGGGCCGCTAGTCATATATCCATAGAGATACACAGTATCCCCAGTAGCAGGGAGAGCTAACGCAGGGTCAGTAAATATATCATCATTCCACCAGTTGCCTAGTGTGTCCCATGCCGTATCTACTGCGGCGTTGTAATAGAGATTAGCCATTCGCTAAAGCAAATTAGGACTCGTAAACACGAGTCAACGCACCATTGGCATCATAAGTCAATGTGACCTCGTAAACAATTGTTCCATCCTGCTTGAACGTGATGAAGGTTGGCTTGGTTGGGAATGAGGCGTTCTGATAGAGCATCACCACATCGTTGTATGCAGGGATGGCGAACCCAGTAGTCGAAGCTCCTCCGACTGCTACGGACTCAAGGATTCGGCAAAGAGTAATGTCTATGCCATCTGAAGTGGAAGAAACAATGGGGTTAAATTCGCGGCTCATAATTTTAAGTGTTAACTTCTATTAAGTAAGTAAGCAAGGGAAATTGCTAAATATACAATAGCTCCTGTAATATCTTCGTTTTTTATACCATTACGAGTAAGCAGTGTGCGAACCTCTTGATATGCAATCTGAGTCAAAACCACTCCATTATAAACATTGTCGCGAGTAACCAATACCCGTTGTTTTGCAACTGGGTAGCACTTGATTAAAAGCGAAATGTATTTAATGAACTTCATTGGTTATCTCTGTGATCGTGCAGACAGCTTCGGGAATCCAAGTCACCTCGCCGTAGTTGGGGAAAACGGCATTGTAGAATTGATGCTCGTCCGTGAAGGGAGATCCCGTCACCTCGCCTGCTTCGGAGCCTACGAGACCCGCGATGCGATCCCAGAACGTGTCGCCTGTGGTGTTGAGGGTGAGCTTAAACATAGGTCATGTTCACGAGGAAGGTGCCAGCGGCAGGGAGTGCTGTGTTGTCGGTGAGCGAGGTTCCTGCCGAGACGTAGTAGGCAATGCCGGTAGTCATTCGGAGACCAGCAAACGAGGTAGAGCAATCCAGCGTGGTGTTAGGGGCAACCCCGATATTGATAATTGCCGTATCAGTTCCGACAGTTGGGGCTGATGCTTTATTGACTAGCTTAAAATAGGCCCAAGTTGCTGAAGAGTTGGTTAGGATCAGAGTGCCTATTGCCCCTTGAGATGCTTTAACGCTGGTCGCATTAGTCGATGCGGCTGAAACTAGCGAATGGTATAACGCCATCCCTAATCCCACGTTGGCAATGGGCGTTATTACAGAACCAGAAGCAACCGAAACCGTCCCCGACACCGACTGATACAATTTAGGCGTAGCCTGTTGCGAGGCGTAGGCAACGAGGGTTGTTGTGCCTGCTGTCTGTGCAGTGTTTTGTATTACACGGAAGAACCTAGCGGATGAAAGTGTATAATTGTATATTTGAGCAGTGCTGTATTGCGCTATGCTGACGTTTCCGTTGTTTACAAAAGCAGGGCAAACAACCCAAGTGGTTCCATCGTTGGAAATTTGTCCCTGTAAAGAAAACCCAGTTCCAGCAGAAACTATCTGGACGGAAACTTCTCGAAATTGACTGCAATCAATAGAAGGAATGATAACTGGAGATCCAGCAACCGCACCAGTTGCCGTGTAGTTATAGACCTGACTAGCGGCGTTGTTTGCCTCCACGGGAATCCTGCCGCTGGACAGGGCTGGGAGCTTGGCGTCGATAGCTTGAGCCTCAGTGTCGATACTAGCGACATCAGCCGCTTGAGGAGTTGCAATCCCAATAAGCGTGTCTAGCTTGTTCTCAATCTGTGCAAGATCAGCGTCAACGCTTGCTTCAACATTAACCTTTAGCTCTCCATCAGAATTAACATTAAGAGGAACGCGAGTAACGCCATCTGGCCCAACGGCAGGATTTGCCGACGTTGCTCCACCTCCTCCACCTCCTGCAATGGCATCTTTAATTGAACCAGCCGCTTCAAGAATGCGACAAAGAGTGATGTCTGATCCGTCCGATGTGGACGAATAAACAGGGTTGAATATGCGGCTCATAGTTTTATTTATTTAATGCTTTATTAATATCAATACAAGTAGATTATCGTTGCTCAATCCAAGTCATAGCCGCAACTGCCGATTTGTTATTGGTCGAACACGCTCCAACGATTGTCAAAGTGTCGCTGATAGTTCCCATAGCACTGCGACCAATCTGATATTGAGTGTCCCTATCAATTCTAATGCTTCCTCCGCTACCAGACATTACAAATCCAGAATCAAGGTTAATGCCTCCAGAAAAGCCAGTAGCCGTGATGTTGTATTGAGTAAAGCTGTTGGTATCTGGCATATTATTCCATGTTCCACCAGTAATAGTAGCGTTTCTGATTATCTTATAGAAGATGCTCGTGTTGTCCGTTGTGGCAACTTGGAAATAAGACGGCAACACAATGCCCTGTAATTGAGATGACTTGAGCCTAATGGAAAGAAGATGAGCGTAAGTATTAGACGAACCTGTGCTAATTCCAGTAATTGCAGTCTGAATGTTTTGCGCTGTTCCCAGCTTCTCTGGTTCTCCTTCAGAAATAAGACTATTTGAACCTTGTTCAAGCTTGTATGTTCCGTTTGCCTGTCCACCCGTGGTATTCTTAATTTCAATCCTAATCGGCAGGAACGGGGTTTTGCACCAAGGATTAACAAGCGTGTTGGCGGTATTGAATGTGTGGATAACGTGAGTCTGTCCATCAATCACCCATCCGAACTTAACCTGCCCAGCCCCGTACCACTCGTATTCAAAGCTAACCATCTGTTGCTTCGTAGGGTCTGCAACAATTCCGCTAGGGCCGTTCCCGTCCAACTTGTCCCCATTCCATTGCGCCCTCCCTACCCTCTGAAGGGCGGGAGTCCCACCAGTATTAGCAATGCAACAGAAATAATCTCCAGATCCATCATCCTCAAAATAAAACCCGTCTGCCCCGTTGTTAAGGCCAAGCCTACGACGAATTCCAGCGGTGGGGGGATTAAGTTTAACGGAGAAGGTAAGCGTTGAGGCGCGACCGGGGATATACCGCATCGTATGGACTGTCTGCCTCACAACCTCAGAACCAAGGGTGTTGGTAACGCTTAAGTCAACTCCACTCAAGTTAGGGTCGTGAGTTGCGGTTCCTCCATTTGCCGTTGACTCATCCCACACATCAGTCTCCTTCCCGTACTGGAAGGTGTTAAAGAATACAGCTTGATATGGGCTAACCTTTAGTCTGTTCTTACTAGAGAAATTAAACCCACCATTGCCAAGTGCCGTTGAGTTCTCAATAGCCCCCAATGCCTCAAGAATACGGCAAAGCGTAATATCCGACCCGTCCGATGTGGACGAATAAACAGGGTTGAGTACCCTGCTCATGGCTTAATCCATCTCCTCTTCTGAACCTTCCTCTTCGTAGGACTCTTCTTCCATGCCTTCAGCTTCTTCCTCGCCCTCCATCTCAGAAAGCTGTTCCTTAATAGCCGCCTTGCCGCCCTTGGGCTTGTCTTCCTTGCTGGAAACAGGAGTAGCGTCCTCTCCAATCGTTACGATATGGATCTTGCCACCCTTAATCTTGAATGTGGCGATGTCGGAAAACTCCGAGTTTTCTTTAACGCCTTCTGGTGCAGAGTAGTTTTTGGGGATAGTAAATGAAGTCATAAATAAGTTAATTAGTTGATTGGTAAGATTGTGTCAATGGGATTTGAATAACTCCAGCGTGGATTAAATAGTGGCAGTTTTTACAAACCAAGGCACACTTGTCTGTCTCTTTGCGAAGAACATCAACTGAATATCCGCTTTTTCTAGCAATTTCAAAAGACTTTGTAGATGGATCTTTGTGGTGGAAATCAAGGCAGTTATAGTGTTTATCAAAACCACATAATTCACACTTCCCGCCTCTTTCTTTCTTGATTATAGATTGTGGCCTTTCTTTCGCTGGATAGGATTTTTGCCTATTAATATCTTTTTGCCTCCTTTCTGGAGATGTATATCTATACACTGTAACAACATTTATTCCAAGCAACCTAGCAATTTTTAATCCAGATTTTCCACATTTATGCATCTCCATAATTTTTGATATTTGCTCATTACTTAATCTTTTTCCATGCTGTCTCCCTCCAGCAGACCTGCATGAGTGGCGGTACTTTTCGCTGGTGTGATACAAAACTGTGTTTCTATTGCATCCTACCATTACGGCAATTGTTGAGTTTTTGAATCTCTTTTCTTTTAGTTCGTGAATTTGCTTAATCTGGTCTTCGGTTAGTGGTGTATTCATTCAATAAAAATATGCACAAATGACTTGCGCGCCAAGATAAAAAGAAATCCCCCCAACCAGATTTCTCCGATTGGGGGGATTTTATGTCAGATTCTACTCTGTTAAATCAGCAATTAGCTGTTTGTGCAGGTTGAAAAACTGAGATCGTTGGCGCAACGCTTGTGGATCACCACGCGACCCAGCCAAGGCTGGAGGGGGCGGCTTCCACTCTGGAAGATCGCCAACCAACGACCGATCTTGCCAAGCGGGTTGTCCGTGGCATTACGGATGTTCAGCCAGAAGAACTGACCGCTGTAGTAGTACGGATAGTCGTCAAACGCCGCACCGGGGATGTTCGGCCCGACCTGCTGAACTGCTTCCTCATACACGTCCGGGTGGAAGATGTATGCGGCCTCAAGGGGCGCAGTGTTGTAGGCGGGGTTGGAAACCCACTTGAATCCGCTGGTCGTGGACTGTTGCACGAAGGGATAAACCTGCGTGTAAGTTCCGCCTCCAGAGGTGGAGTAGGTGAAACGAGGAACCTCGAAATCAACCATGTGGTAGTACCCGCCGTAGCTACGATCAACGCCGAGGGGCTGAACAAGCTCGCTAGGAGTACCGAAACGGATGTCCTGCCGCAGATCCGCATTGTTGCGGAGGAGCGCACGGCTGGTCTCAGGGCTGGTGATGAGTCCAAGGACTGCCGCACCATTCTCGCGACCAAGGGGGTTGTGACCTGCACCATCGCGGATAAGCTGAACGCGGATAACGTCAAGCTGATCTTGCGAAAGCTGGAGGGTAGGCACGGGAACGCCACCAACACCGTTAAGGTTGGTGTATTCGGTGGTGAATCCAGACTGGATCTTGGGAACGAGTCGCAGATACTCGCTACGGCGGCGGTTGTCGAGAACCGTCTTGGTAAGCTGGGTAAGCTGTTCGACTGTCTTGGCAACCTGCGACTCAACTTGGAAGCTGGTCTTCAGATCGTCCAAGCAGATGCAAGGAGTCTGATAGGCCTTAGTCTGGAGATTCCAGTTCTGAACAGTCTGACCAAAGGCCAGATCATTCGTAGCAGGAATACAACCATTGGACGAAGTGCCGTTGGAAGTAGAGACGTTCGACCAATCGTTCTCAATAGAGCCAGAAAGGACACGCTCGACGGTGATCTCGTTAAGGGAAGTACCCATTCCGAGGGGGAATTTGCCAACACGGACGAGGCGACCCCAAGGGGACTCGACCTGATAGCGTTGCTGAATATCGACGGAGAAACGGCCAGTTTCGCGCTGGAAAAGGCTGTCAACCGTACTGCAAGTGATTGCCATAAGTTAAAATAGTTATTGGGTTTGGTTTTGTGGGTTTTACTCCACGCTTGTTTTGAAGTAGCGACATCTTCTACGCTTTGTGGCAACGACCCCACTTACGTTATAAGCGACCACTAAACGATTAATTAAATTGCGTCAACTAAAAAATGCTTCTGGTTTTAATTAATGTGACGATTTTCTCCAATGTCTCTGTAGTAATCTGATTTCCTGCCAACTTGATAATTACCCAACCACAAAAAATAGCCTCGTTAGACTTCTCGTTATCTTGAGCGATTCCATATCCCCTTCCATGACGACCCCCATTCCAGATTCCGCCTTGTATCTCAATTCCAACCTTTGCTTCTATATGGGCAAAGTCCAGCCTCCACTTTCTTGTGTCATGGAACCTATGCTCCTCGACAAGCTCTGTCTTGCTGATCGTTGACCAAAGCAGTCTAAACTTGTTTTCTAGGACGCTTGACTGGCTTGGCTTTTTTGGTTTTGGCAACAAGTCCTTCTTCGGCAAGGCGAGCGATGATTTTCTTTTTGAGTTTAGGGTGGTTTTTTGCATGAAGAATAATGGCATCTATTAAAGAATCAGCTTCCTCATTTGGGGTTTGCGCTGATAGAAAATCCCTTATCTCATTAAGTGCCGATAATGTGGAGGGGGCTGGAGCCGATTGTTCAAATGAGGATACGTCACCACACGCTCCCGTCAAAGGTTCTCCCTTCGCTCTAGTCTCGACTCCAGCTAATGAGTCATTAAATAACACGCCCAGTTTATCTGGATGGTAAATTACTGCAAGTGGATTAACGCATTCTTTGGTTACAACATCGCGCCTCCATTGCTTTGATGGAACCCAATCGTGGTGTATTAGGCTTGTTCTGTGCATCTGCGTGGATACTGCCCTTCCAGAAACAATGTCCCATGCGGCATGATCGTTATTAAACACGCTCGGAAGAATGCGAGGCATATCCCAATGATACACAGCAACCCCGCTCATGTGGTCAATCCCATTCGGCAACACGCCAGCAATCTTAACAAAGTCGCCCATGAATGGCTTCCCACACTGCTTGTATTCAGATTCAATATCGTCCAGCCAAGATGCCTTAAGAGGAATAGCATCTGGCTCCATCCAAAGGAATGATTGCTTGGTAACTTGATAGGAATGCCATGCGGCTTGCTCAAATGCGCGATTGCAACTCACGGGCCACCCTTGTTCCGTGTGGAAGCATGGCAACTCTTCAGTCTTTCCAAACGCTTCATTCAAAGGCTCCATCACGCCTTCGGTAGATACTCCGTGCGCTGGCATCACGATAATATGATGCTTGGAAGCTCCTCCAAGCTTCTTAATGTGATTAGCCCACCGAAGCATTAGGGGCTTATCGTCGTGGTGATAAGATATAAATACAATCATTTCAATCCGTCTTAACTACCTCAATCGGCCCCCACTTGTCAATAGGGCATTT